AGACCGCTAGGATGATACACTGGCTTCAGACCAAAGGGGTTAAATGTTGTGGACATTTATGTTATTCCTTTGTTATTTTGAAGAATGTTATTGGAAACGAATGTTTTTATTATTCGCCTTTGCGGTATCCTTTTCCATTTCCAAAAGACCACCTTCTAGAACCGATCTTCCGCCCTTATTACCCTGAGCCGTATCACGCACGTTGGCGGTGATATTTTTCTGGTGCTCGAGGGGATCCTCGAGATGGAGCATACGCATCACTTCTTGATAGATTTCTTCTGGTAACTTAAAGAGTACCATTTCATTACAGCTAACACAGCCTTCAAACTTGCCAGAGTTCATTTTGCCCAGTCCTTCAAAGCCTTTTCCTAAATCTGAGGCTTTAACTGGCTCATAACCCAATGCCATACGTTTGTCGATACTGTCATAGGTATTAGTTGTTGACAACCAACACAAATGGAATCCGGGTACTATCCCGCCGGGCAGGTCAGGTAATGCGCTGTTTGCCCATTTATCTCGAAACGCAGCTACACGTTCCCTTGTTGCTAAAACATCCGGGTTTTCCGAGGAAATCCGTTCTTTAGTTTCTTCGACTCTATCCGCTAAACGGTCTTCTAAGTCGCGCTTTATTCTTGTATTTGACATTTTAATTAACCTTTATTTTGACGATCATACTGTGCGTAGGCACGTATCATCTTGTTTCGTTTTTCTACATTATCCCATGCCCCAGCTTCCTTAATTGCCTGAACTCTTTCACGACTTAACGTAATAGTTCCTGGCTTTTGTGATGTGGCACTATCTGATCTGCTTGAGGCTGTTGGGCCGGCAGAACGCTTGCCCTCTTTACTCCCTTTAGAGGTGTATCGATGGGGTAGGCGGGATTGTAAACGATTGTCTAACTCGCTCCAATACTCAGGATCTGCTGGATCCCAACCATCTGAAACAAGTTCTTGGTCAATTACTTTGGCAATTCTACTATCTGTATCTCGAGCCTGTGGGTCATACCATGAGTTCTTTTTTAACCACTTAGTGGCATTTTGCTGAACTTCTTGGGTTGACACATTAGGCACATTTTGCTTAGGAGTCTTAGCGACCTCCAATTGCTGTTTTTTGTAAAACTGAGCTTGTTGCAAACGCTGTTTAGCGTCTGTTAACTGCTCTAAATAGTCCATTTGAGCGGTTGCGTCATTAGCTTGTGCCGCTTGAATCATCTTTAATTTTGCGTATTCAATTCGAGTAGCTTCATCTTCAATAGCTTTGTCGATTTGTGCAAACTGATAAGATGACGCTGTATTTTCTACAGCTGCCAAACGTTTGGCTAAGTCTTCATTATGTCGCTCAAGCGATTTAATCTTGTTTTGTGCTGAAAGATCACGTTGTTTCTTTAGTTCTTTTTTTAGCCGACGTTCTTCACGTCTAGCCTCACGAATTTTTTCTCGTTCTTCGCTATTTTCACCAAAGTTATCATCATCATTATCATCATCACGACTTTGAACGTCATCGTCATCATCTTCATCATGATCTTCTTTTTGTTTTGGTTTTTCTTCGTTGTCTTCCACTTCATCTGGAAATTCTACTTTGGCTAAAACCGAGCCATCTTCTCGTTCCTTTATGGGAACATCTTTTTCATTATCTGCCATATTTTCTTTTCTACAAAAGTTGTTAGTCTACAAATGCTTTCATTTTCTGTGCCGCTTCAAACGTTTTAATCTTAGAGATTACTTCACGCGCTTGAAGAGTAATAAATACCACAGGTGCTCCACCATCATCTGGTTGCACAACAAAACGATCACCACCGTACTTAATTGTCCTAACCAAATCACCCTCTTTACACCACGGCCCCTCAATCCAAGGTTCCAATGTGTCAGGCGACTTATATGCTAGTGGTCCAATTTGACATACTTTAGCTACAGTCTCGTTAAAACGTAAGGTTTGTCTGGTCTCGTCCACAAGGAAAATACCACCTTTACTGGTTGTTTTTTCTCGGCGTAACTGCACCAATACTCTATCACCCAGAACTTCAACGCTAGGATCCACTACTGGAAAGCATTCTGCTTCCGTTCGTAAATCTGGTTCGTCTTTTACACCTAAATCGTACATTGCCATACGGCAATCCTCCTTAACCTTTACAGGTCTTCGTCATCTTCCGATAGTATTGAGTCAATAATCGCAAGGGCATCGGATAAACCCTCTCGCTTGCCTACAAACCTTTGATATGAGTCAAAGTTTCGTATATTTGTGCCAGAAGCTATTGCTTCTGTCATCTCATGTTGTGCGGCTTTAATTCTTTTCAGAATCTCGCTTAAAATATCCTTCATAATCTTACTAATGCAAATAATATGGCGTTTCCGCCCTAAAATTAATAGAAATTTCCACCTTTAATGTCTTTAAGGTTTTTATCTGGACCAACTTTACTGTCTTTAGCCATTTTATTGCCGTTTAATACCGCATTATTGGCGCGTTTGGAGCCAGAATTGCCTTTATCCATGGTTGTTTCGCCGGGGCCACCAGCATAGCCAGGTGTTCCTGTCATTTTATAAGCTTTTTTGTATCCTAATTCATCGTTTGCCATTTTACTGTCCTTGTTGTGGTGGTTGGGTGGGTTGTTGCTGTGCTTGCAATGCTTGTTGCTGTTGCATTTGTTGCTCGTGTTGTTCTTGACCTTGTTGAAGACCTAATTGATGTTGTTGGTCAGCTTGTTGTAATTCTTGTTGATGTTGTTGTTCAGCTTGTTGCACTTCTTGAGCATGTTTTTGTGCTTCAATCTGTGCTTGAACTTGTTGTGCTTGTTGATCAAACTGTTGTTGTTGCACTGCAAGTCCATGTTGGCGAATATCTTCATTGGCAGTGTTAATTGCCTCCATAGCCGACTGATTTTGTTGCGCGTCAAGGGCAACTTGTTGCTGACTCATTTGAGCATTTGCCGCAATCATAGCAATTCGTTCTTTTGCAGAGTTATTAATGTTGGCCGTTGCTATGTTAACAGCATTACGCTGACTATCAATGGTGCTTTGTGTTATGTACTTGGTTTCTAATTCTTTAACTTTACGTTGCAAATCTGCTAGTTTGAGCTGGTAGTCTTGATCTTGTTTCTTAACTTCCAATTGCATACGTGCTTGAGTCTCTTCAGATTTACGTTTTGTTTCTGCCATCTGAGTTTGCATAATGACGTTAGCTGTTGGATCTTGACCCAGCATTTGTTGCTGTTGAGCTTGTTGAGCTTGTGCCACTTTTTGTGCTAAAGCTTGAATTTGTTGGACATATTGTGCTAAATTAGCTTTAGCGTCTTGGTCAACAAACTGAGAAGCAATTGCCAATGCTTTTTGAGCATTTTTATCTAATGTCTTTTCTTTATGCAACTCAAAATCATCTTCACCACTATTTGAAGCTTGTGCTACGTAGCCACGCATTTCTTGTAGGTAATGTAAAGTTAAGTGTTGCTTGATGTGTTCTAATGCGTGTGGTGCAAAAATAGGTCCAATAACAGGATTACCACCGTATGCTGGGTTTTCTGCGTATGCTAAATGTATCTGTATATGGGCAATGTGGTCTTGGTCGGGGAATGCCGCTGCTGGTTGACCCATTGTCATACTTACGTTTTCAAGAGCTGGGTTAGATTCAACTACACCCATTGGATTTGGCAATACTTCACCAATTGCTGGTATCTTTAATTGCGACAATATACGCATGTATACTGAACGTAGGTTAAACATTCCAGGGGGTGCAGACGTTGCCATCTGTAATAGGGCTTGATTCTGTGCTAAACGCTGTGTTTCTGAAAAAATGTTAGGGTCAGATACAGGACGCACGTCGCTGTTGTACGCAAAGTCACGTACTTCAATTTCTTCGCCGGACTGATTGTCCATTTCAGACAAGTACCAGTGGTTAATGCGTGAGATAATCTTTAATGACTTAGCTTGCGAGCGGTGCATTCTAGCATGAATGCTAGAAAATACTTTAGCACCTTGCTCAATTAACGCTTGAGTTGTACCAACCGGCATGTTGTTTGTTGCGTCACCGATTTTTTCTTCTGCCGTTGTTACAACACCTTTAGCAGCATCAGTTAACCATCCTAAGAGGCTAAATAATACGCTTGATGGTGGGTTGAATGGCATTGGCATGGCGATTTTACGCACATCATCAACACCAGGTGCTCCTTCAATTTCAACTACTTGGGTCGGTTCGATCCTATCAGACTGTCCACCAATGCGTCCGCCTTTGAGTTTAAGCATTGTCTGACTGTTGTTAATATGTGCAGCGTCAAGGAGAGCGCGAAGTGAACCAGTAAGAGCGGCACTAAGACCGCCGATAAGGTGAGGTAAACCAATAGCGTAAGCGCCACGCCAAGGTATAAATTTAAATTCAACGAACCAATCCAGTTTTTCAAGTTTTTCATCGTTTGCTTCCCAGTTACGATAGAGTGCGATAACTTTAGAAGTTGTCTCATCAATGGTTAAAATATATGGAGCTCTTTTTCCATCTGTTAATGGGTCACTTTCTAACCGAATAAAGCAAGTAATTTCATAAACTCGGCGCAATCCGTCAATATTCTTTGAAGGCATATCTTTGCCTTCAATTTTATTATTGGCTTTTTCTGACCTAGTTTGGTCATTGAGTGGTGCATCTGATGTGGAGGTTGAGTCAATGTCAAGATAAATGCCATTGTCCACCCTTTGTATAAATGTATCTTCTGTAATGTCTTGTACTTCAGTAACACGTTGCGCTGTGTAAAAGTTTGATGCTGAGTATGGTAACAGAATGTTATCAATTGGCACCCATTCACACATTGGACGCTTTTGTTCATCATCATAACGCCATTTGAGGAATTGAGATCCCCCAAGTGGTAGTTGAGTAAGCAATTGCTCCATTTCATCACGGTATTCTGGAATCTGTTCGGTTAACTGCCAGTTCATAAAGCCAACTTTACGGTCGGCTGTTTCTTCTTTTTTACGGTCGGCGTTACCTTTGATGTTGGATTTTACCAATCCATCAGGGGGTAATAATTCTTTTGCAGAGCTTGCAGCAAAATCTACGCATGCCTCAGCCATAATTGGGTGGACTACTTTACTTGCACCATCAAAGGTGGCGCCACCAGGTGCATCTTTACCAAGACCAGTACGGCGTAATCCTTCTTCATATTGCTTGTCCCTTTGTTCACGGGATTCTTTATCTACGTCAATTAAATCAAGATATTCTGATGCCAGTGTATCTAAATCTTGTTCATTAATTTCTTCTGCTAAGTTAGCATAAAACTCGGGGTTTTTTTGTGGGCCTTGTTTTTCTTGAAAATTAACTACTACTGAACCATCATCCAATTCAATAACTTCTTGTTCGACTTGATTATCATCTAAGTCAAACATTTTGGCATAAGCATCCATATCCTCATCTTGCTGTTCTTTTTTATGCAAATCTTCATCTGCATCAAGATTCAGCAAGTTGTTGCCACTTTGTATCGGTAATATTGGATTGGCCATAAGTTATTTAAAATTTGGTGGAAAAATGTTCCTATTCATACTAATGCAAAAAATAAGCACATTCCGCCCTAAATTATTGTGCATAGGGATTTGCTACCCGTTTACGGACATCTTCATCCGCATAATCATAATCTCGGGCGGGTAATGGATCAAGTCTTACCCAACCAGAGTCACGTAAGACCCGTAGGGCTTGTGATAAAGAATCCACGTAGTCATCATGACCGCCAGCTTCTGGGAACGAACACACTTGGCGCATAAACCGTTTAGCCCAGTCTGCAAACTCACCAGATTTTTTAGATTCTTCTGGAATGTATACTTTGCCCTTAGACACAAGGGGTGCCACAATGTTCAAACGTTGTACCTTATCGGCTCGTCCTGGGTTGTAACCACGCACGGGTACACCAGCACCTTGCAGTTCTTGAATGAGGGAAATACCTGCTGACTTATCTTCCATGAGGATAAGGTCTGCTTTTCTGCCTTTTCCAAATGAATTATCAGCACCATACACAACCTCCTTAAAGTCTTCGATAACTTTACGCCGAAGTTCTGGGTAGGAGAGGTGATTGTCCCATGCGTCCAATAAAATCACACAAGTGCCGATGTCCATGTTTTCAAACACTCCCCATACCGTACAGGCAGTTGGGTCATTCATGGTTTTTTCTGAGGTAGCTGGGTCATAACTGGCAATCACATATTCTAAATCGGGCGTTGGTTTATTGGCTGGCCACATTTTAAACATCTTGCGCTTAATAATGCCTGATGATTCTGGGTCAAGGATTTGACCATAAATCTCCTGCCGTCCAATATCGGTACCGTCGTATGTTTCTAATTGTTTAAAGAATGTTTCTGATAGGTTAGCTCGGTTGTCATAAGAGCTGGCATTAGCCACATACACATCGCCACCGACCTTACCCTCGTTTAAATCCACAATCAATTCTTTTGGTTTGGGGGTGGTGGTGATAATTTGCTGTACTCGGGGTAAGCGGGGGTCTCTAAGGCGTAATGTAAACTGTACGCCGTCGTATGCTTCGTCAATATAATCAAACGCACACAACTCATCAAACCACGCACCATGGTACTGTTTACCACGATAACGTTCTGGTTCTGAGGCGGGTATCCCTTGTATCAATGAGCCGTTGGTTAATATAATCTCAAATAACGACTTGTTATAACTTTCAATCAATGACGCTGGAATGATGTTTAATAACCCCGAGTCGCCTTCAAAACACGTTGCCCTAATGTCGTTAGACGTTGGTGCTGTGACCAACCAGCGGGTTTTATCAAACGTCCACGCTCGAATTCCAATCCAATGAGACGCTGTATGTGTCTTGCCAGATCCTCGACCAGCTAACATCAAAAAGGTATCATACTCACCATCATCGGGTTCCCTTTGATGTGGGAGTGCCTGTAGTGACCATTTGATTTGCCACACCGCAGCGTCCAGTTGTTGTTTGGGCCAATGTTGTCTAGCCGCAATAAACTTGGTTAAAGTTTGTTCTTGTTTAGTTGTTAAAGGCATGATATAAATCCTTCTCCTACAAGAAGGGTGTTGTCCTCACCATCTGTTTCAATATGTACACATAATTGGCTTGGTATTTTTTCTACCGATTTAATATAACGCCTGCCATGATGTACTAAAGGTTTTGTAATGCTTTGATTTTCCATTAGTTTTAATTTTGATTTAAAATAAACGGTGTAATGTTTTCTAGCTACATCATAAAGGCATCTTGTTACATGACCTAATGATTCTAATAAAAATTGTATTTGATTCATAAGGATTTTGTTTTTGGCGGTAATCCTAAACCATTCTGTCTTTTTATCATATTGCCTTGACCTAGCATGAAGTATTCCACGTAACAATTCTGTTCTTTGCTCGACTGATGCTAAAAGATAATTGTTAGGGATGTTGTTAGGTAAGTGGGGTACAAGATGGCTTTCTATAGTTGGCGTCGTAAAAAATGACCTTCGACCAGGGTATACTTGATTTCGTTCAGTAATTTGATACCCATGATTTTTAAATTCTTCGTGAACAATTTCTGTAAACCCATAAGGGGGTGCCATTCTTTTATTCCACCGACGATTAAAAAACCAGTATCCAAAAATAAATGGCGGTACAGGTAAAGTTTGGTGGGGAAGCTGTATGGGGTTGGTAGTGGGTATAGAATGAATCTTACTGTCATACTGATTGATTAACGGTGTCTCATCTAACTCTTTAGCTGAAATAGGAAGGAGTTGTTTTGTAAATCGATAACGACCTTTGTATTTACCTAACTGATCTCGGTATCTGCTGCTCTCCACTAAAAATTGTAGGTATTCATCCCCAGCAACAGTAAGGTGGTCGTTTAAATAAATACGATAGCAGTTTTCTGCTCGGTATTCTTGTACTAAAGTAATTTTCTTGGGTTGACCTTTACTATTAAAAATAATGTCGCCTACTTTTAAATCATGTGCTATTTTCCAATAGTCTAGGGTTAGCACCCGTTCATTCGCTAAAATCGCCATAGTAATTACAGTTTACCCATTCATCTAACCAGTGCTCAATCGGCACTCTAATGTCCATCTCTACCGTTGGTGGTAGTTTTTGCATATTAAAGCGTTCTGTTAGTTTTAATCGGAACTCCACAAAATTCTTTGTTTCCAAACTAAATATTTCAATTGGAACAGCCAAAATGTGGATGGCATCCTCAATACCAACAAAAACTTGAAATCCATTTATTCGTTTGTTAGCATTTTCCAATGCGCCACGAATTTGGTATACATATGTTGTCATATATCCACTAATGCAAATAATCAGCCTTTTCCTCCCCACTTCCCAAAAATAAAGTCAAATTTGTACCAGTAGTACTAGTAGTATGGGTATGTTTACTCTTTATTGTTTTATTTTATTAAAAAAAAAAAAAAAAAAAAAAAAACTCATTTAGACCCATCCTACTAGTACTACTGGTACACGACTTTTTTATTGTTGTTTTAAAACAACGGTTTACAAGCGAAATGTTTCACGCTATGTTTCACGTGAGGGGTACAAATTAATTATAAAAAATATACATAAAAACTCGTGCTTTGTGGGGCCCCCGCCCGGCGGCCTGGCCGGTACCTCAAAGTTGGTGAGTGCTTACTAACTTGACCCCCGCGCACCAAATTGGTGCATTGGCGCACCGTTATGGTGCAAGCGCACCAATATGGTGCAGCGCCGAAGTGAGTACTCACTTACAACCAGGATGAGTGAGTGCTTACTTACTTGCTGCACCAATATGGTGTGGCCGAAGTGAGTGCTTACTTACATCCAGGATAGTGAGTGCTTACTAACCTAGGCTATTGATCAGTTGATTACTTACTGCACCAATATGGTGCAGTAAGTTAGTGGCTGCTAACCAATGTGGCAATGCACCAATATGGTGCAGAGGCGTGCGCGATGTTAGTGTCTGCTAACGTGCGTAAACACTAACTTAATCCGATTTTATACCAATAATAGGTAAATCGATTTAAAGGGCATTTAAAGGGCATTGGAGACGTTTTAATCAATTATGAGGGGATACTATTAACTTTCAATTATCTCTAGTCCAGGGGTATACCCTTAAGGGTTTACCCCTAAGGGTTTATAGTTTACAAAACTAGGGTTTACCCTATGGTATTTTACTGTAGATATGATATTTTATAAGTTAGTAATATTTTATTAATTAATTGAAAGGAAAACAACATTATGTTCAAAAGAAAATCATTGTTGGGATTTAATACCAATGCTAAAACCGTAAAGGGTGAAAAGATAGGGTTTTATACGGGTATTCTATATCTTGCCCCTAGTAATCTATCGGGTTATCAAGTATGCCCTATGGCGAAATTGGCAAAATGCGATATTGCATGTCTCAATACTAGTGGAAGAGGGGCATTTAATAGTATACAAACTGCTAGGATTAATAAAACTAAATATTTTTATAGTGATAGACATGAATTTATGATTAATATCTATAAAGATATTGAGAAAGGGATTAAAAAAGCAAAATTACTTAATCAAGAATTATTAATTAGATTAAATGGTACTAGTGATATTAAATGGGAATATGTATCCTTTATCTATAATAATAATCATTACAATAATATTATGGAAGCATTTCCCGATGTGCAATTTTATGATTATACAAAAATCCCTAATCGTAATAATTTACCTAAAAATTACGATATAACTTTCAGTTACTCCAATGCAATAACATTTCATAAATACAATGAGATAGCATTTAAGAATAAGAATAGAATTGCCGTAGTTTTTAGGCATGTTAATGATATACCATTAACTTTTAAGGGTTTAAATGTTATTGGAGGGGATAATAGTGATGTGCGACACATAGAGGATAAAAACACTATCGTTGCATTGTATGCCAAGGGCAAAGGCAAAAAAGATAATTCGGGTTTTATAGTAGGATAATATTACTTTATAATCCATTAATAATATATTATTAGTGGATTATAGGATTAATATTATATTAATCATTTTATTAATTTAATTTATAGGGGTTTAAAATGGATACAATAACTTATTATGATAGACCAATTAAAAGATTATCTATTAATGAATTTAATATTGATTACTGTAAATGGGAAAACGATTATAGATTAATATCGGTTAATCATATTCCACATAATCATTTAAGTAATTATATGTTTAGTTATTTTTTAGAATTAGTTATTAATAGTGAAAGGGTTTAATATGAATGAAAAAAGACAAGTGAATACCATTGCCAATGAAATATTAAACCATTGGAAAAAACCATATTTTGGAGCGATACCATATCTTGAGGCAATGCGACATTTACACACAATAAACGATATGTACATGTACGATGATGGAAAATCAATAGTTAGATATTTTTTAGCCAATGCATCAACATTTAAGGGTGATGATGCTAAACGATTAAAATTAGAATTAAAATCATTATTAGGTGGATAATATTATGACAGTTAAAAATGAATTTCCAAATTATGATGACGTTTTGCCAATGTTAGAGGGTTTTGAGGACGTATCATATAAAAATGATGCATGCCCATCAATATCAAAAGAATTAGCAGTAGATGGCAGATTAATGCTTTATTGTGATTACAAAAATAAATATAAACGTGAGTATAGGGAGGGTTTAAGATATTGCCTCTCATTAGAATTATCTATGTTAATGTGTAATTCTAAAATTTTATTATGTAGTGACGATATTATGGAAGTAAAAGAGTTTATTGAAAATCATACCCTAGCAGATTTTATAAATATGCCCTCATTTGATTATAAGGAAAATATGAAATTCTATTAATCAACAATCCACTATCACACAACCCTAGTTTTTACTAGGGTTTTTTTTATTCAAAATAAAAGTGTTGTTTCCTGGCAACATAGGGTAAATACCTATTGACACTGGATCGTTGCAGCAAAACAACACATAGGGTAAACACCTATTGACTTACCAGATCGTTGCATAAATACAACATACGGGTAAACACCTATAGACAAATTGTAAATTTCATAATGTGAAACGGCCAGTAAAGGTAAACCCTAACCCTCAGAATGCCCTATATTGAACGATTACATAGTACCTAACCCACTTGTATCAAAACACTAAAAAATGCCTCTATGCCCCTAAAAAGCCCTTTATTATCGATGCACCGTATTAGTGCAACCTAGAATTGCATAAAAACAACATATTAGGGTAAACACTTATTGACACCAAATCGTTGCAGCAAAACAACACATAGGGTAAACCCCTATTGACTTTCCAGATCGTTGCAACAAAACAACATAAGGGTAAACACCTATTGACAAATCCTGGATTTCATAATGTGAAACGGCCAGTAAGGGTAAACCCTAACGATCAGAATGCCCTATATTGAACGATTAGACATGAGGTAATGCACTTGTATCAAAACACTATAAAACGTCTCAAAACGGCTAAAAAGTCCCTTAAAATCGATTATGGATTTAATACTATCAATAAAAACCTTATTTTTGTTGCAAAAACTTAGGGTATATCCCTATATGAATTTTATACCAATATGCTATTTTAGAAGGGTAGTCTTTTATTAATTTTTTTATAGGGGTTTAAAAATGGAAATAGAAACAAAAATAGATGGTTTTACAGTTACATTTTTTGACTTTGGGGATTCAAACGATGTTCATGTTGGTTCTTGTAATTTTTCTTGCAGTCTTGCATTAATGCAACATTTAGGTGGGTTTGAGGATGACTGTGGAAATGTAATAGCAGTTAATCCATCAACAATCGACAAAATACAAACTTGGGCAGATGCTCAAGGCTATTAATTGAAAGGAATTAAAAATGTTACATATGGAAGATATTGAAATTATTGAGTCAGTTAATGCTCATGGATTCGAGGAATTTGATGGTGATTCATATTATCGTTCAATCCAACGTGCCATTAATGAGGGTGCATGGATACTTCAAGGGTCATATGGTAGAGATATGATGGGTGCAATTGAAGACGGCTATTGTCTTTTAGGTAAAAAACAATTTATCGATTACTACGGCAATATAATACCATCACGTTTTCAAGTGACATCAAAATCCAAGGGTTCTATGGAATTTGTTAAGAAAAACATGGGTAAAGAATGGTTAGAAATGATGGTGGAATTATGAAAACATTTACAGTATCAGCGACACGAACCATTTTTGTATATACAGAAATTGAGGCAGAATCTATCGATGATGCTTATGAGCAGATAGACAATGATGATTTTGAAATCGATTGGCGAAATGGTGATATAGAATATGACATCATTGTGGAGGATATGTAATGGCTAAATATATAGTCGAGCGACAGTTACATGGGATTGATAATTGGCAAAACTGGGAGGATGAAAATCAAACCATTTATGACAATTATCAAGAACCCTTGCAAGAAATCAGAGAGTTCATTGCTGATTGTAAGGATGCCTTTCACATGGGTTATATGAGTGATTATCCATCATTCAAGGAATTTAGAATCAGAAAAGTAGGATGAAGTCTATTAGGGTAAACCCTGGGGTGTTGTGGCTGCACAACAGTAGGGTTTCCCCTAGTAGTTTTTAGTAGTGGTTCATTCACAATAGTAGTATCAATTTTATATGGAGGT